ACTGGATTACCTATCGGCTCCCAATTCTCATATCCACTTAAATCTATGTCTGCCATCTGGATATAGCGACCAGACAAGTTGTTCCTTACGTTGTTTAAGTCCTCTGCCGTCCAGACTTCTATTAATGGCGGTATTTGCCATTGTAAACAGGGATAACCGTCGTTAATACTAGAGTCCATTGCCCAAACAGTGTCGAAGTCCCAACCCGCGAAGGTTGACTGGGTCTGCATTTCAGCGGTGGTCTTGGGGTCGCCTTTGCCCGTGTCTGTCTGACCTGAAGTTGTACTATCATAAAAACAATTAGTAATAGTTGATGTACTACCTTTATAACCAGCAAAACCACCGACTCCAGTTGTATAAGCGGCAGAAACTGCGCCAACCGAAAAACAATTTTCTAAGGTATTAATCGGTAACGTATAACCTGCAATGCCTATCATTCCGCCCGTATAGCTTTCGCTGGCATTAGTATTCTCTACACTACAAGAGCTATAACAGTTTTTCACGGACGCTTGCTTACTAAGCCAATTTTGCAATATACCTATTAATCCACCGAGTCTGCTTGCGCTGACCTTAATTGTCCCGGTACTATAACATTCTTCTATGGTAGCACCCCAGGCATTATTAGCTAGGGCGCCGACAGTGCTACCGCTGGTTATATTAACATCTATCAAGCCAACTTTTTGTATGGTTGACTCAGTAGCAATATCCATTAAGGATTTATCAAGGTTCGCGATAGTAAAGCCATTGCCGTTATAAACGCCTTTAAAGTTTGCCCACGGGGTCCATGATGATTCCAATATTATGTCGGCTGTTTGAATAAAATACGCATCTAAATAATCCCGCACCCCGTTAAGGTCAGCAGCGGTTCCCACCAGATAGGGGTCGTCTGCTGTGCCGCTACCATGTGCAAATACATAAGTCATATCAGACCACCACCTCGTCATCGAACTCTATTGACACGCTGACCACGGGACTGCCTAAGCTCATTGTAATACTGCCATTTCTTAACAGGTGTCCCTCCTGTACTGCTTTGGCTAAGGACAATACCATCAGTCTATGCTGACCGCGTGACCGCCAGACCACGTAACCATCTGAACCGTAAATATTAGCCCGTAGGTGAGCTATTTGTGAGTCTGATGGTATGGGCTTTGCGCTGTCAAAAGTTAGTGCATCCCAGCCATCAGCTGTACTGCCTACTAGCTGGTTCATGCTCCCCGCCTCAGTGACGTAGATAAGGAATGCCTCGCTGTCGGGGCTTTCTACGATGTCTCCGTAAGTACCTTTGGTAAGGGTCTTAATGCTGTCTATCTCCATGCTGTTTGCTTTTGTCAGTGCATATTTGAGCGTGCCAGCCTCATCTACTGCGAAACCTATTCGCCCGTATATTGTGCGAAATGTATTGAGGGTATTAACCTCACTGATACCCTCCACCTGGGTTTCTGCACTCCAGGTACCATCCAGCTGGCGATAAAATAGTTCTTGCCCCTTAGTGTAGGCTAATGTTAGTCCGGGAGCACCGGAAATAAGGCTGATAGATAGACCATACGGCTCGTAGAAACATTTTAATTGCGGGTACGGGTCACCCTCTTCATCATCTATGACCCAGTGCCTGCCAAAGTTTGCCCAGGGTTTGCTGGCTTGCTCATAGGTTGATACTTTTTGCAAGTCTAAAGATGTTTTGCCAGTGCCCCCATGCTCCGAAGTAGCAGTATTTACATCAGCGTTGTAAAATATATTCGTGTTATAGTATATTTGCCCCACCGGTTTGTCCCAGTTGGGGTTAATCATAGAGTATTCCTCGCCCCAGTCAACATAGCTGCCTCGCACACCAATAACCGCGCCGCTCATCCAGCCAGTTACCTTACCGGTACAATAGCATTGTTCTATATCCACCAACCCGGCCCAAATATACCCTATTAAGCCACCTACTTGGCTACCTGATACTGATATGTTTCCCCGGGCATAACAGCAACATATGTTATCAGTAGCATATGAGCCATCTATATAAGCGCCTATTATCCCTCCTGCCCGATAAATTGCAGACACTTGCCCTATAGAGTAACAGTGCCCAACTCGGTCTGCATCTGTTACCCCTACTATGCCGCCTACTCCGGCTACCGCAGAATGGGTCACCCCTGGATAATTGCCTCCGGTTCCAGTGATATCTCCCTCGCTGTAGCAGTTTTTTATTTCAGGTCTGTAATTAGCTACGCCTGCAATGCCGCCAACCTTTTTCAGCCCCGTTATGTCTCCTGTTGTATATAAACCATCAACATCGCACCGGTACCCATAGCCAATAATACCGCCGACAATATCGCCGCCCGTAACTGCACCTGTACTATTACCCATCCTGACAGACAATTCATACAGGTATCCAATTAAACCGCCTATGTTCTCGCCGCTGCCGGTGACATTTGCGGATGATGATAACCCGGTAATGCGCCCGATCCACCAATCAAACACCGCGTAGCTGCTTATATTTTCCGCTTGCTTGTGCCCCGCAAACTCGGATCCTTGCGCCATACCAAAGATGCCGCCTACATTGTTTCTACCGGTTGCTGTCCCGGCTGTGGTGCAGGTGCTGATAATCGTGCCTACTGCCGGGTCACCGGCAATTGCATCGCCGGTACTACCCAGGGTGGTACCAATATAGCCCGCAATCACCCCAACGTAGTCCTGACCGGTTACGTCTGCGTTAATAATTTTTATGTTTTTTAGGTTAGGTATTTTAGCCGCATTGTTAAACTGGCAATACCCAAACAGCCCGATATAATCGGTCGTACTACGGTCTATAGTTAGATTGCTGATAGTGTAGTCGTTCCCATCCAGAGTGCCGGTGAACGGTGCAGCTTGTGTGCCGATCGGCTCCCAGTTGGCTATACTGGATAGGTCAATATCTGCAGTTAATATGTAATCAGCTGCAAGGCTGAGCCTGATGTCATTTAGTCCTGATGCGGTTGATATTTCAATCGCGGCCATTTATCCTCACCTCGCAACTTCAAGTAATTTCGTAGCCTCGGGCTGGGTTGCCGGGTCCACGCCGTCCCATTGTATGATGTAAGCTGTGTCATGTGTTGTAGTGCGCTCCAACCAGGCTATGTACGGGCTGCCTACTGTAACGCCGTCAGTTAGTCCGTACGCCTCTAACCCACCAAACAGGTAGCTGAGGAATATTGAGACGTCCTCTTCCTCGTCAAATTCCATTTCATCATCTAATTCCAGTTCATCATCGACTAAATCTTCATCATCAAAAGCTATTTCAAAAGGCAAATAAAAGCTAATAGCTATATCTCGCACCCTTGCATTTGTGCCAATAGGTGCCAAAGTAAATGCCCTACTCGGCGTGGCAAAGTCCATGCCCCCCGAGTAGGTGTAAACTTTGATAACGGCCTCATAGTTGATCGCCTGGGCCAGCCAGATAGCATCGGGTGCCGAATTAACATCACTTATCTGCGCCGCCAGGTCAATTTTCCCTAGCACTTCTCCTTCAGCGACAGTAAATATATCCAGGTCGGTAATCGCTTTGATTATCGTCGCCAGCATCTTAGGGTCGGCATTGCCGTAAATAGTCTGGTTCAGCATCTGGATCCGGGTCAACAGTTCTGCAGAAATAGGTCTCATGTGATGTCACCCTCCTCTGATACCAGCAGAGTGATAGAGGTCTGATAAATGTCCCGTGCTTTCCGTTTCCACTTCAGCTGCGCTTCCAGTATGCCCACATAATATTTAGTTCTGGTTTCGAGGCGGAGGGGTTCCCCGGTACTTTCTGCTTTGTTGAGCAGCTCCCGCCCAGCTGGTTGTGCCAGTAGTTCGGCGGTAACTATCCTTGCGCCAGTGCCAATGGTCTGGACATGGTGAGCGCCGGAGAGCAGCTGCTTTACTACTTTTACGGTTTTATAACTGGGTACTATTTCCCCCACCAGGTTAGTGATGATGTCTCCTGTGCTGTTAGTCAGAGCTACCACTACCGCCTCACCTCCAGTGCGAATCGGTCCATAAACTGGTCCCAAATAGCATCAACAGCAGCAACCAAATCTCCCTCGCTGTTTATGCCTTCAAATGTAACTTTCCCGGATATTTCAAGCTCTTTTTTCTCCTGCTCTCTAACCTGGTCAGCTGTCAGCAGGTCTTTTTCTTTGTTCAGCTTTTTGACAGGCTCTATATCGATACCCCATTTTTGGCCGCCGTACTCTGGCACCCAGTCTGGTATTTCTATCTGGATTTTATTGAGCGCCCCGATAATCTTATTTACCAGTCCGATAATGACATTAACAAAATCGTATATAAAACCCACTATGCCACCCCAAATATTGAGCAGGCCTTCTTTAAACGCATTCCACTTATCCAGCATCCAATCCACTAGATAAAATGTTGCGGTTAAGAGCATCTTTATACTGCGTTCAAAGATTCCAAATATTCCGCCCCAGAGCTTTTCCCAGATTCCGAAAACTGTATCCTTCAGGAAGGTGAATACCCCGACTATTTTATCCTTGAACCCTGTAAACATATTTTTTACAAAGTCCAATCGTTTCTGCCAGGTTTCTATGAATTTCTCATACTGCTCTGTTACGTATTCAACGATTTTGGCCCACTTCTCTTTGAGCCAGGCTACAGTTTTCTGGACTACTTCTACGACTAATTGTCCGAAGGCTTTGAAAATTACCATAATCTCATCAAAGTATTTTATGAGCAGGACTATCGCAGCTATTACTACTGCTATAATGGCCACTACTGCCCATATGGGAACCCCTAACGCTGCGGCTGCAGCCGCTAGCACGGGCAGTATCACACTGGCCAGGGTGCTGAGTAAGCCGGATAAAAATGTCACGGCTGTGGAAATAAAACCAAACATCTTTGCTAAGCCCGGCCCTGCCATGACCAGTGCCCCTATACCTTGCAGGAGCGGGCCCAATAAAGCCGCTATACCAACCAGGGCCAATATCGCCACCTGTACCCCCTGGGGTAGGTTTTTAAAAGTTTCCCCTAACCTTTCTATCGCTGGAGTAACGTCGTCTGTTATTTTTGCGACTAACTCATTAAGTGTCTCAAACATCACGGACGATATAGGCTCCATTGCCAGGAATATCTGATTCTTTAACTTCGCCAGGCCCTCTGCCCAGTCGTCGGTCGCCTTAGTTGCGCTATTTATAGTTTCCTCTGAGTTAGTAAGTTCCTCCACCAGTGCTTGAAATTCCATCTTCCCTTCGCGTATCGCACTGGCCAGAGCAGGGCCAGCTTTTGCCCCGAAGGTTTCAATCGCGAGTTCCGTGGCGGCCAGGTCGCTGGGTGCGTTCTTGATTTCATCGAATAGCTTCTGGAGTGCCTCATTCGCATCGGTTACACCAGCTTTAGCCATGTTTACAAGGGCCTTATTTAAGCCTGTCATGGCCTGTTCGACCTCGACGCCAGCCTTATCAAAGAAGCCCATCAATGCCGCGCTCTCCTGGAAGTCGAACCCCATCTGTTTGAGCGCAGGTGAGAATTTAACCATGTTGGATAGCAGCCGGTCAGTAGCTATGCCGGTAGATTGGCTTACCTTAAAGACATAATCCAGAGCATCACCGTACTCTATGACGGGTACATTAAACGCCTGAAATGCCTGGCTTACTTCTTCGATGGTTTTGCCCAGATCGGCCTCAGTAATCCTTGCTAAATTTAGTGTCTGGACTGACAGGTCCTGGAGGGCCTCCCCGGATATGCCCAGGCGGGTATTGTAGTCAGCAATGGCTGTTGATACTTCGTCGAAATTGGAGGGCACCTGCTTGGCTACTGCCCGAAAATCATCGTTCAGTGCTTCCAGGGCTTTCCCCGTCGCACCGGTACCTATACGGATTTTATCGAAGGCGTCGTCGAACTGCACTCCAAGTGCCGTTATTCCAGCACCAGCGGCCGCCAGTGGGACGGTGACATACTTGGTCATGGTATCCCCGACAGATTTCATCTTTTCGCCGGCTGCCTGCATCTTTTCACCCAGGGTTTTAGACGCCTCCGACGTGCTTTTTAATTGCTTTTCAAAACCGGCCAGTTCCTGCTCGGCCTTCACTACTTCACGCTGGAAGGCGCGATATTGCTCTTCGTTGATTTCGCCTTTGCGGAACTGCTCATTAACTTGTTCCTGGGCAGTCTTGAGTCGGTCCAGCTTCTCTTTACTGTTTTCTACGGCCTCAGCCAGGAGTTTTTGCTTTTGTGCCAGTAGCTCAGTGTTTTTAGGATCCAGTTTGAGCAGCTTTTCGACTTGCTTTAGTTCGCTCTGTATATCTCGGGACTTTTTGTTTACGTCCTCTAAAGCTTTATTCAGCTTCTGAGTATCGCCGCCTATCTCGATTGTTATGCCCTTAATATTTCCAGCCATCTATTCTCACCACCTGTCAAAATCAGCTTGATTTGCCTGTCTCACTTCAGTTTCTTCATCGTTTCCGGTATAAATCCGCACGAATTTAATCAGGTCCCGCACTCGAAACATATTCATCTCATCAAAACTGAGTCCCATCTTTTTGCCTACCACCAACAGATCCAGGTCAAGGCGCTCGGGTGGTTCTGCCTCTGTATCTGTCGGTTCTCCGCTCCCGCTACTTTCTACCTCCACGAAAAAAGCCGTCAGTTGCTTCCTCCACTACAGCAGTCATTAGTCCCGGGTCCGTAAAATCAAAGCTATCCAGGGTTGACAGCCAGGTCTCGAAACTCGGGAATGTCTTGGGGTCGTCGGCTTTAGCCATCGCCCAGATAAGCTGTAAAAACTTCAAAGCGTCAAATTGGCTCGGGTCGTTGGCCATATTTTGCATTGACATCAAATCGCCCACCAAATCAACACTAAATTCCTGTTTATAAAAGAGTAGGGCCAGGGGAGTAGCCCTGACCCTTATTATTTTTTCCCCTATCGTTATTTCGCGCATAGGTTAATCCCCCACTTTCAGGGTCACGCTGACCGCGTTGCCCTGGGCAAATTCAATCAGTATCGTGTGGTCACCATTGGTCAGGGTGTCAATATAGGCATTCTTCAAGGTTACGTCTACGCCAGTAATATCCAAGTTTACAAAACCTATCGGCGCGCCGTCCATGTAGACGCTCTTAACCGCATTAGTGGAGCTGGATGACGTTACGTTAACCAGCACATCGTCTGCCCCCGCCTTACTAAAGTCTGTCGGGTCAGCTGCTGTGTTGGTCACTGCGTCCTTCAGATAGACTGTGCTGAAGAATGTGTCATAGCCAGTGTTGCCCTGCAGCACTTTCGCTCTTACATTACTAGTATCGACTGCCGGTCTGGCCTCGATTTCCAGCGTCTCAGACTTCGGTTCCTTGGTGTTGGATCTGGTAGTACCCTCAATATTAGGCCGGTTTGCCAGCACATTATATAGGACGTGACGAGTCTTTTTGGCGTCCCCATCAAACTCGAACATAAGCGCGAACCGTTTCACGGTAGCGTTGGCGTTCTCAATGATCGCGCCGTGGCCATCAATGGTATCCCCCAGCACGGCAGTTCGGAAGCTATCAGGCACGAGTGCCATCTCCAGGCTGCCGTCATATCCATTGTTGACATTCTCCGCAAAGTAATCTTCCATGTCATCGGCTGCAAATTTTACTTTTTCCCCCACCGGCGACAGCGACAGATTAACAGCACCCGGAATATGCACCGGGGTGGCGTAGCTGGGCACATTGTTAGTCAAGGTAATTACGCTGTAATAGACATTTTTTAGTCCATATTTCACTTTGTTGGACATTTCTCAATCCTCCT